GCAGCATGCCGAAGCTGCAACCTCGCCAAAGGCGCGCGCGGTCCGCGCGCGCCTTTGGCGAGGTTGCAGCTTCGGCATGCTGCGACGAGGTTTGACGGGTCGTCTGAGCCGCCTGCGGACCATGGCACGATGTGGTCGACGTGGTCAGCCTCCCCCCCACAGTAGGCGCACTCTTTGTTATCGCGTCGCAGGATCTGTTCGCGGACCCTCCGCCACTCCCTGGTCGAGCCACCCCTACCCCCCACCCTGAGGGCACCCTTCCGGGTATCAGTACGGTTCGGCATGGTCGCCTCGGTGCTCGTTGACCATCGCTGCTAGTTGCTTACCGTACAGGCCTCCCCACACGCCTTCGTAGTACCTGTAGCGGACTGCTACAGCAAGACATTCGTCTTGGACGTTGCAGCTGTGGCAGATTGTGAGCGTCTGCTGTAGGCCGCAGTCGAGGTCGAACCAGTCGAGGTCGTCTCGGCCGGCACAGGGCGCAGCCTTGTACCAGTCAGTACCAGCCATGGAGCACCTGGTGTTCATGGGCTGCGCAGGCGTCGCCGTGCCAGTGTTCCTCGAGGTACAGGATGATGCCCATAAGCGGTTCTTCGGTGAGCCGCTTTAGTGCGATGGTGCACTCGTAGTTGAGCTCGTCGTCGACTGGGCTCTGAGCCGGCACATCGCGCAGCCGGTCGAGGTCAACGGTGGTCATCACCTGTTCAACGATGGTCTCGACGAACGTCTCGGTGACGTACCGGGTGTTTGTCTGCCATGGGGTGGTAACAAGCAGGGTGACTGCTGAGCCTGCGAGTGCTGCGGCGGATGTTCGGACTCTCATGCGGCCTCTCCTGGCGTTGAGGTTGCCAGCATCGCACGGATGTCGTCGGGCATGGGTGTCCATTCGGACGGGTCGGTCTCTTCTAGTTCTATGGTTCTAGTTCCCGCACCGTTTGAGTCCCTAGGGGTCGCACCGTTTGTGCCCCTACCCCCCGCACCGTTTGAGTCCCTACCCCTCGACCTTGGCTTGAGGGTCTCCTGTCGGGCGACGATCTCGTGGACGACGTAGACATTCGACTCCCCGAGCTCGTTCTTCCGCTTGTGCTTCTCGAGGAAGCCGGCAGCGACAAGCCGGGTGACGCACCTGTCGACAGTCTTGATGTCGCACCTGGCGGCTTCGGCGACGGTCTGCCTGGACGGCCATGCGACGCCTGTGTTCGAGTCGGCGTACCGGGCGATGGTGGCGTAGACGAGTACGTCGTGGGCGGTCAGCGACTCGTCGTCGAGGACGGCCCACGGCATGATGACGAACGGCATACGCCGGCCACGGGTCGCCTCGCTCATCGGTACAGGTTACGGTTGCGCTCGAGCCAGGTCTCTTCGTCCTCGTCCGGTGCGATCACCCGCCATTCTGAGCCGACCTCGAGCTTGTCGTCTGGCGTGGCCTCGAGGTCGAGAAGGGTCTCGTTAGCGATTCCGGTCAGCTTGATGCGCAGCTGCGCCATCAGATGGTGGTACATCTCGATCTCGCGCTCGAGCTTGAGAAGCGCGTTGTAGTAGCGGGTCAGGTTGCCCTTTGACGGGGTGACGTCGAACAGGCGTGCAGCTTTGCGGGCGGCGTGGATGGCGCCAGGAACGTGATGTCCCCTAATCCAGCCGTCCGACTCGACGTGCAGGCTGCGGGCCTGCTGGGTGTACTTGCCTCCTAGGTCCATAAGGTTGCTCACCAGTCTCCTCCTGTGACGCTCTGAGATGCGCTCTGAGCGCCGTTCGTCTTTGGGGATACCCCCATACCGGGGGTGCTGCTTCCGCGCTTCTGAAAGGCTCCTGTGCGCTCCTGAGCGGACCGAACCTCCTCAGCGCTGGCGATGCTCTTGTTCGTGGCGATGCCGATGGCCGCGAGCGCCCTTCCCCAGGCGCTGGTCTCGGCGACCATCAGCTCCGAGCCGCGCGTGTAGGGCGTGCGGCCCGGCACCGGCTCCCAGGCGAGACCAACACCAGGAGCAGGATCATCAGGGGTCCGATAGGCGCAGGCGCCGTACACGAGCCATTTGGTGTCGCCCTCGCCGAGGACTCGGTATGGCTCCTCAGGCCACAGGGGGCGCAAGCTGCCGGCCGGGTAGGTCTCGATGAACTTGGCGATGCGCTCATTAACCGGAATGTAGTCCTCAGCGAAGCCCGACATGCTGTTCCTCCCGTAGTTGTGTGCCGATCCAGGTCGTGTAGGCGGGCGGGAAGCCTTCCTTGAGTGAGTCCCATGGCATGGTTCGTTTGACGCCCATGACCTCTAGGCCATGTTCCAGCGTGCGGGCTGTTCTGCCACCGTTTGGTATGTCGTCGCCCATGACGTGATAGACGCCCCAAGGTCGACCCTGTTCTTTGTGACGACAGACGGTCCCCTCGAGGTTGCGGTTCGACAAGAACAGCCTGTGTCGCCGGACGCCGAGTCCGAACGCGCTACCGCAGACGGTGACCGCATCGTCCATGCCGGGTGAGCCAGGCACGTTCTCGACGATCCATGCCTTGTGCTGCCAGCGTTGGCGTAGCAGGCCGAGCGTGGGCGTGAGGAGGTCGCCAACCTTTGCTCGGTTGCCTTGTGCTTCCCGCAGGTGTTTGGCGCGAGTGTGGGCTTGGCATGGTGGGCTGGCGTGGATGATGTCGAACTCTTCGGGATAGTCAGTCTGCAGGATGGTCAGAGCATCCTGCTGCATGAACTCGTAGGGGTAGTTGGGCTGCGGCGCGAGGTCGACGCCGAGGACGGTGATCCCTGCATCGACGTAGCCGTCCGACGCCATGCCGGCGCCGCAGTACAGGTCGAGCAGTCTCACTCTCGATCCTGCTGCTCGAGGCGGCGCATGGCCTCGATGGTGCGGCGGAACTCCTCGAGCTCGTCGGTGCGCTGCTGCCGGCGCTCGAGGTAGAACAGGATGCTGGCTAGCACGGTCAGGATGCCGGCAAGCCATCCGATGAAGCCGACGACGGTCGGGTCGATCTGCATGTTCCTCTCCTTGGTTCGATTACCACTCGTAGTTGTTAATCGTTACTGCCTGTACCAGCCAGGGGCTTAGGGCCCTGATCACCTCCTCGGTCTCGTCGTCGTCCCACCTGGCGGCGAGGTGGGTCAGGTGGACGGCGTGGTGCATGAGCTCGTGGAACACGACCTCTCGCTGCCGCTCTGCCTTGAGGTACGACAGGACGCGGATGCGGCCGGCGTCGAGGTCGGAGTCTCCCGACAGGCCGCATGCGGCGAGCTCGAGGTCGGACTCGGCGGACCATTCGACGGCGATGGTGAACTGGCCGAGGCTGATGAACCGGCGGTGCGGTTCAGAGGACGTCGAGGTCACGCCAGCCTCCCCCTTCGCAGACGAACGTCAACGTACCGCAGGCGGTTGTCGGGCCGCCGCCTTCCTCGTACCACCTGGACCCGCCGTCGAGCGACGGTGCCCCGAGGATCGTGCGCGGCCCGTCCTGCAGCACCTGCAAATGGTGGTAGTGGCCATAGCAGAGGACACTGGCGTCGCCGACCGGGTGCATCGCGGCCATCTTGCCCTTCCACCATTCGCGTGCCTTCGCGAGCGGGATGCCCGAGGTTCGGAACTGGTGGCCGTGGGCGAACGCCACGGTCGTGCCGCACACGTCGAGCGTCAGGGTCATGTCGCCGTCGGGCAGGGTGAACCGGACGTGCCCGTAAGCGTCGGGGTTCGCGGCGAGCACCTCGGCGGCCTGCTCGAACACCTCGAGGTCGGCGTTGTCCTCGAACGTCGTGAACGATTTGCCGGCCTTGCGGTTCTCGCCGTGGTTGCCTGGTACGGCGCCGACGATGACCTTGGCCGGTAGGCGGGACCAGTCGGCGAGCATCGTGACCAGCATCCTGCGGACCAACTTGACCTGCTGACGGCGGTCCAGCTCGACGCTCCACGTCTGTTGCGAGTAGTGGTCCCCGCACCCCTCCGTTAGGTCACCGAGGCCCACGACGTACAGGTGCGAGACAGGCCGGCCCTGCTTTGCGAGCTCGCGCATCCGCTCCGGCACCCGGCGCTGCAACTGCAGAAGCCGCTCGACAAGCGCGTCGACACCGCCATGGTCCGCCTTGCCGGCCTGCCAGTCCGACAGCAGCACGACGAGGGCGCGCTCCTCGAGGACGTCCTTGGGCGGGCGGGGCTTGCGCCGCTTGATCTCGCGGACAAGGTCGTCGAGGTCGGGCTGGTGCTGCGACGTCGGGCGGACGGTCGCCCGGTAGTAGAACATCCGCTTCTCGCCGGAATCCCACGACCGGACCTGTACCGGGGCGTCCTCGTCGACCTCCCAGTCGGCCGGGTCGAGGCCGAGGTTCCACAGGATGTGCGCCCAATCCTTTGGCGGGGTCTCGCCACCCTGGACGACGAGAGTGCCGGCGGCGGTGTCGACGCCAGGCTCCCACCCGGTCGGATGCTTCGGCCGGCGCTTGCGCGCCTGGTCGACGTCCTGCTGGACGGCAAGAAACGGGTCAGTCTCGGACATAGCGGCGCCTGAAGTGACCGACCTGCTGGTAGGAGACCGGGTGGCCCCACCGTTTTAGAACCGTCGCGATCGTGCTATGGCGTATCTCGCGGTTGTGCAGGGCCCGGTCGAGCGCCTCACGCTGCTCGTCGTCGAGCTGTGGGATGACGCGCTCCCACCAGCCGGCGGTGCCCGGTTTGACTGCAGCCTGCGCTAGCTCGAACTCGTCCATCACGCCTCCCCAGGCTCAGGACCTGTGGACAACCTACCCGGTCGCACGCCTGGAGTCGACGAGGACCGACAGCAGGGTCCGCAGGGCGGTGATGTCGGACTTGAGCTCGCGGTTCTCCTTCTCGAGGGCAGCGAGCCGTTCCTCCATGCGGGCGAGCCGTGCGGACATCTTCCACGCTGCGCCGGCGATGACGGAGAGCGGTCCGACGTAGGCGACGAACATTTGCAGCTCAGTCATGTCCCAGTCCGTTCGCGATGCGCTGCTGCCATTCACGGTAGGACAGGGCGCCGGTGTCGACCGTCTTGGCGCGGGCGTTGATCGCGGGCAGGGCGTCGATCAGGTTTCGGCCGGGGCAGGCGGTCTCGCCGACGTCGCGATGCGGGACGTACTGGTCGGGACCCCAGGTGCCGCCGTGCCAGTAGGCCCACTCGGCGAGGTCGTCGATGGCGTGGGCGGGCACCTCGTCGGTCTCGTAGTTGCCGAGCACACAGACGGCGTGGCCGGAACGGTTGTAACCGCGGGTGTGGGCGCCGGCGACGCCGGGGCCTCGGCCTTCGTACCAGGTCCTTGAGGACGGGCTGTACAGCCAGGTGTAGGCGATGTCCTGCCAGCCGCGGGACTGCTGGTGGAACGACTGGATCGAGCGGAGTACCTCGGGGCCGCCGTCAGGTCCTGCTGAGTGGTGCAGGAACAGGTGGCGAACCGGGACAGCGATGTCCTTCGGTCGGCCCTTTGGCGGCCGTGCGCCCCAGCCTGCGCGACGGACCAGGTCCATCAGTCTTGCGCAGCTGCACGCTTACGACGTGCGGCCAGCGCACCCTCCTTAAGAGGGACGATGGCGGCGGCGACACCGGCTGCGACGGCCGACAGCAGCGCGGCCCCTTCGACGGCGAAGGCGTAGGTGCCGGCCAGGACGCCGATGAACGCTTCTATGAACGTCCAGAACGTCCTGTGAGCGGTGTCCATCCAGTCAATCACTGTGGCGCCTCCGGGTAGGGCAACTCGGCCTTGATCGCGTCGACAGCCGCCTGCCAAACTGCCAGGTCGCCTCCTTCGCGCTGCGCGTCAAAGAACATCCCGTCCGTCTCAACCTGGTAGCGCGCGCGACGCTGCGCCTCGACAGCTGCGCGAGCACGGTCGTACTGAACCTGCGCCCACGCGTCGTCGAGAGTCTTTTTAGAAGGTTTGGGTGACTCGTCGAGCCATTCGAGGCCCGAGTAGTCGTTGCCGCTCAGAACCCACTGTGCGCCTTGCCGGATGGCGAGGAGGACTGCTGCGTAGTCGGTCATGCTGCGACCTCGATGGCATAGAGTTGCGCGGTCGTGTTTGGGTTTACGAGCACGGCCGTGTTAGACGCGTTGGAACTCTTAAAACGAACCTTGTAGGTCAGCGCGCTCGTCGACCCAGGTTCGACGTAGCCCCAGATGTTTACGGCGTCTGCAACAGATGTGACCGTGCTGCCGAAACTTACGCCGAGTTGCGTGCCTTCGGCGCCTGAAAGAGCAGTGTTGCTTGAGTCGGTGATGATGACGGACCAGCGCTGGTCTCCGGTCGTGCCGGCGTTCATCTGCCCATACGCGGTGTAGACCAAAATGAGTCTGCTGGTTGAGTAGACCGGCGTGATGGTGACGCTCAGGTTTGCGTCGACGTAGGACGTGCTCGTTGTCGTCCGCTGAATCGCGTCAGTTGCACGGACAACCTGGACGATTTGTCGGACGTCGAGCATGGTCGTGTCGATGGCCGACCCGAGCGTGCGAATCGCCGATGCACCGTCCTTTACGAGGTCTGTGTCGTCCGGCGTTGTCCAGCCAAAGTTGGTGGTGGTTGCCATCGAGTCTCCTAAGCGTTCTGCCAGTCGAGCGTAGCCTCTACGCCCGCCCAGGTCAGGGTGTCGGGGATGTCGGGCCACCGGGTCTGGTAAATCGAGTAGCGGGCGTCCGAGGCGTACACCTCGACGTTTGCGAACTCGGCGGTCAGCTCGTAGTTGACGCCCTCAACGAAGCCGTAAAACACGCCGGCCGGGACGACGCCTACCGGGATGCTGGACACCTGCAGGTAGTCGTTGATTGCGAGCTGCAGGAGGCTGTCGGACAGGCTGTCGGTGACGTTGTTTAGCCGAACGAGCAGCGGCCCTTCGAGGGATGCGGCGGGAAACGCCTGCAGCTGCGCGAGCCGTTCGGCGAGGTCGGCGGCGTCGTCGGCGTCGTTGAGCAGGGTCAGGTAGTCGCGTGTGACGTAGCCGTACTCGGAGACGGAGTCGACCGCGTTGTACTGCACGTTTCCACCGTCCCAGGTCAGGTTTACCTGGTTGACGATGTCGTCAAACCGTTCGATGGCGACGCCAGACGCGGCCGCGATCGTGGACGCCGGGATGTCGAGGGGGGTGCCGAGGGCTGCGCCCTGCCGGTGGGTCGAGTCGACGTATCCGACGCGGCCGTCGCCGGTCTCGTAGACGACGCCGCCGGCGGAGAACATGGTCTGCGCGAGCTGCCCGACGGTGCTGGTCGGGACGTTGGTAAGCGCTGCGATGCTGTAGAGGCCGGGGTCGATGATAGTCGGGTCGATGCCGTAGTCGTCCCACGTCAGCGTCGCGGGCACGTCAGCCCAGGTCTGTGTAAGCGGCTGCTCCGCCCACTGCTCGCTCAAAGCCGAGTCGAGCAATGCCTCGATGCGAGGGCCGTCGAGCTGGACGCCGAGGGTGTCCTCCTGGTCGCGGCGGCCGGCCTTGGCGAGCGGGCCAAAGCAGTCGATGGACAGGATGGTGCCGGCGAACGGGTCGAACTGGGCGGCGATGGCGTGAACCTTGCCGCTGAACAGCCGGGAGGTGCCGCCTGCGTCGAGGCCGACGTCGATGGTCGTGACGTCGCCGATCTCGGGGCGGGTGGCGGGGTCGAGGAGGATGATGCGGGCCGAGCCGGCCTGCAGGCCTTCCCAGTAAGAGCGGCGTCCACGCTGGACGAACACGGAGTCGATGGCTTCGGTCGTGTGGGCGACGCCGTCGATGGTGACGGTGACGGTGCGGGGCCAGCCCATCAGCGGACCTGGGCGGATGACCCGATGCCGGACCGGGTGCCGAGCTGCTGGGCCCGCTCGATCTCGCGGAACACCTGGTAGGGCGAGCCGACGATGCCGTTTACGACGACGGTGCGGCTGGTCCCGCCACGGCCGGTAACGTTCCCGGTGCGGCGCTGACCGGCCGGCGTTGCTGTTGCAGCTGCGGCAAGGCGTTCGCGCTCTACGCCGGTCAGGCCTACACCGCCGGTGGCGAAGCCGGACGGCAGGTTTTGCTCGGCGTACACGGTCGCAGCACCGGCAGCTCCGATGACGGCAGCGAATGCGCCGAGCGGCGTCGTGAGGGCTTTGTAGGCGGCCTGCAGCGTGGAGAACACCTTGAGGGCGCTGTTGAAGCCAACAAGGGCGACAGACAGAACACCTATTGCCTTGGCGACGGCGACGATTTGTTCGGGGTCGGACTCTGTGAGCGACCGAACAAACGAACGGAACTGGGGGAGAAGAAGTTTGATAATGGGTAGAAGTTCTTCGCCGATCTCGACGCGGAAGTTTTGCAACTCTGACGTAAGTTGCTTCTGCTGATTAGCGAACGAGTCTGCTGTACGAATGGCGTCGCCCTGTTGCAGCCTCGTTTGCCTCAGGATTTCATTAAATGTCGCTACGATTTTGGTCTGAGCGTCGAGTTCGTCCTTGGACTCGATAAGGCCGTCAGACAGCGCGCCGTTCTCGATGGCGGCAGCGTTGAGTAGCACCCCGTAGGTGCGAATGGGTTCCGACTCGCCACGAAGCGCTGCGCCGAGAGCGTTGATGGCCTGGTCGACCGTCGTATTGTTGAACGAAGCAAGGTCAGCGGCGAGAGTCGTCAACTCGAGCGTGAAGTCGGTCAGGTCGTCGCCTGAGAGTCCTGCCGCCTGTCCGAAGATACCGAAGGTTTGAGCGGCTTCGAGTGCTGCCTGACGGCTGAGCCCGAGACCGGTTGCTGTCGTGCGTGCGTACTGCTGCAGCTGCCGCGCTGACCGTGCGCCGAAGATTTGTTCGACTGCCGAGGACGTCTCGTCGAGGTCCGAGGCTGCCTGGATCGCGGATGCGGCAAGCCCGCCGATGGCGCCGATGGCGACGGTGGCGAACTTCGACGCCTGCTCGACGCCCTGTGAGAACTTCTTGAACGACGAGCCGGCCTTGTCGAGGTTTGCACCGAAGCCGGAGACGTCAGCGAGGAGGCTGAGCTTGAGGGTGCGAAGGGTCTGCGATGCCATTACGGCTTCCCCCAGGTGTCGGCGACCTTCTGTGCGCCCTCGATCCAGCGGCGCAGGATGTTCGGCTGCAGCCGGCGCAGGCGCGGGAACAGCCACCAGCCGCGGTTGCCTCGGCCCTCGCGGGGCGAACGTGGCGGGCCCTGGAGACCACCGCGGGAGCGGGCACGGCGCTGCGCTTGGTTGCGGAACCGGTCGCGCTGCCGCTGCTCGGGCGAGCCGAACTCGGACAGGAACAGGAGCGACCCGGCGGCGACCCGCCGGCCGTCGTCGGTTGTGTACCGCTTGGCACCGCCGAGGGTGACGGCCGGGGTGCGGTCGCGGGCGACGCGGGCGGACTGGGCGACGAACGACGCCTGCTGGGGGTACCAGCGGGTGCCGCGGGCGGCGTTGCGGAACTCGCCGACAAGGTCGCCGGCGATCTCGCGGGACAGGTCTCGCAGGTCCTGGTTGGCCTGCTTGTCCATCTTTGAGAAGGCCCGCAGGATGCCCTGTATGTCGCGGTCGTTCATGCGCACCGTGACCTTGCCGGACGTGTTCCGGGCGGTCGTGGTGGGCATCTCAGGGCCTCCTGTAGGCCTCCTGGAGGGCCTCCTCGGCGGTGAGGAGGTCCCGCAGGTCGTTCCAGTCGTTCGGTGCGGTGCCGGTAGCCACGGCGACGTCTACGCGGCGTCGTCCGAAGCTGCCGGCCGGGTAGGGCGCGGGATGT